TTAATAAACCTAAAAAAGGAAACATAGAAGAAATTAAAGTTTCTTTAGAAGAAGCTGAAACAATGTACGAAAAAGGTGACAAACTACATAGTCCGGAAGAAAAAGCACCGGATAAAGTTACAAACTTTCCAAAAAGTGGAGATAATCAAAAAATAAGCTTATCTAACTCACAACATAAACAATTTCCTAGTCACGCTTATGTTAAAGATTTAAAAGAAAACTGGCCAGAGATTTGGAGAAGAGCAGGTACCGGTGGTAATCCTCCTACTTCGTTTACTGGTAATGACGCTTACAACAGATGGACCGCCTACAAAGGTGGAGACAGAAGTGAGTCAGTACTTAACTGGGTTAAGAGAAGAGAACGCTTTATGAATCGTCACAAGAAAAATAACAGACTTAACGGAACTATTGCTGTTATGAAATGGGGCGGTGTAACTGCTGGTGGTGTTTCACAAATGAAGTCAATTGTTAATGATTATAAAAAAGTTATAAGAGAGCGTAGAAAAAAATCTCTTAATATAGCAGAAGAGTATTTGTTAAAAGCAGTATCTGAAAGAGTCAGAACCGCTCTTACTAATAAAGTAGAAGACCATAACTCTAAGAATCCTAAACATAGAGCAACACTAAGAATGCTTATTGCAGTCTTTAATAGAGGTGTTGGTGCATATAGAACTAACCCGGGTTCAGTCAGAGGTAATGTTACATCTGCTGACCAGTGGGCCATGGCCAGAGTTAACGGTTTTTTGAGAGCATTAAGAACAGGTAAGTTTAGAAGAAAACCTTATGACCAAGATTTACTGCCAAGCTCTCATCCTTTATCTTCTAAAAAATCTGGAAACAAAGCAGAATCAGTTAGAGTAGGTCAAGCTGTCAGTTGGTCAATCAACAAAGACCCAGACCCACCATCAATTGTTCATGGTATTGTTACATCAGTAAACGATGAAGATGCGACTATTATGGTATGGGCTCGTTTAGAAAATGGTGACCATAAAAGAACAGATAGAAGCGTAAAAGTAGAGATTTCAAAACTCAGAATAATATCAGATTTTAGAAAATAAAAAACTAAATCCACAAAACATAGTATAAAATAGTTAAGACGCACATCTGAATAATCTATTGTACAATTTAAGATTGAAGGATGTATGAATAACGAATCTAAAAATATTGATATAGAGTTGAAAGATGACTCTGGTCAAGTCGAAGCAGTTTTCAGTTTGTTCAACTCCCTTGACAGCGATGGAGATGTTGTTGTACCGGGAGCTGTCAAATCTGGTTTTAAAAATAATCAAGTACCTATGGTTTGGTCACATAAATGGGACATGCCAATTGGAAAAGGTACAATCGCACAAGATGATGATAAAGCCGTATTTAAAGGCGAGTTTTTTATGGATACAGAATCCGGTAAAGAAGCTTATAATCTTGTAAAAAATATGGGTGACATGCAACAATGGTCATTTGGATATAAAGTAAATGATTCAGAGTATGCAAAAGCAGATGATAACAGTACAAATGCTAGATACCTAAAAGATTTAACTGTTTATGAAGTTTCACCAGTTCTTGTTGGAGCTAATCAAGATACTTACACTCTTGCTATTAAATCCAATACAGAACTTCTTAAAGAAATAACAGAACAAAAAGGTGAGGTTCAAGAAGAAGAATCTACATCTTGTGCTTGTTGTTCAGATAAGAAGTCTTACGAAGATGAAGAGCAAGAAATGAAATCTTGCAAATATCATGAGGGTGGTCCTTGTGTAAAGATGGAAGAGGATAAAAAAGAAATGAAAAGTGAAGAAGATTTAGAGATTTCAGAAGGAAGCAAACCTTTCTCTGATGAAGTCAAAGATGTGCTTGCCGCATTGGATGACTTAGTCGCAAGAGCTAAAGCAATAGCTATGCTCCGAGACGAAGATGGTAGGAAATTAGGCGTTAAAGCCACCGAAGCATTGCGTTCAGTCGCAGACGACTTAAATGACGCATGGACCGAGATTGATGAGTTCATCGGAACTGTTGGTACAGAAGGTGCTTTGGAGTTAGAAATAGAAGAAGAACTTGTGGAAGATGAACAAGCTGAATCTGAAGAGGTAGCTGAGGCTTCAACTGATACTATTGATGTTGAAACTGAAGTCGAAGAAGTTACTGAGGAAGAAGCACCAGCAGAGGAATCTGTTGATGCTGAACCGGAAGATGAAGTTGCAGAAGAAGAAACTCCAGAAGATAACACTGATTCATCTGACGATGAGGAATTTGACGCAGAGTGGGCAAGAGCTCAGCAGATTATCGCTGAATCTCTAGTCGAAGAAATAGAAGAAGTATAAGCAATATAGATTGGAGAATCTAAAAAATGGGTAAAATTAACGAACTCATGGACCAAGTTGCTGCTAAGAGAACAGAACTTAAATCTGTCTTTGAAGCTAACGAAGACGGCAAGTACACCTCTGAACAAAAAGAGGAAATTAAGTCAAGAAATGACGAACTTGCTGAACTCGTAGAAGACCTTTCAATTGAGAAGAAAAAAGCTCAAAACGAAAAGGCTCTTTCAGAAGATTCAAAGCCAGTAGCTGAAATGCCACAAGCTGGTGTATCAGCAGAAGTAAAATCTGTTGGCGAGCAATTTACAGACACAGATGCATATAAAAATTATATGTCTAACGGTGTCAAAGGTGTTGACTCAAAAGTTGAGACAAAAACATCATTAACAACTACAGGATATCCACCGGAAGTCTTAAGACAACCTGGAATCTTGGAGACCGCTCTTAGAGACCCAAATGCTGTTATATCATTATTTGATGTAATCAACAGTGACCAAAATGCTTTCTCATACCTTGAGGAAACAACCTTCACAAACAATGCAGCTGAAGCTGCTGAAGGTGCCGCAGTTGGTGAAGCAGCATTAGCTTTCACAGAGCAAACAGAAGCAATCCGTAAAATGGGTATTTTCATCCCAGTTACAGATGAATTATTAGCAGACGAATCTGGTATTCAAGGTTACTTGAACTCTAGACTTCAAACAATGATTAGACTTCGTATGGACAGCCAACTCCTTAGTGGAGACGGTACTGCTCCAAACTTAGAAGGAATCTTAGACGCTGGTAAAACATCCGTTGGCTCAACTGACTTTAGCTCCTATGCAGGAACTTTAGGTAAAATTGGTGCTATTTACGGTGCAATTACCGACATTCGTGTCAACGCATTCACAGAACCAGATGCAATTATTATGCATCCTAATGACTGGAATGATGTTGTTACAGCAGTAGGTGCAGACTTTGCAGGTACAGATTCAGCAGGTTATGCAGAAAAGTCACCACTTTTCGTAGCAGCTGGTGGAATGGGCGCAGGTCCTTCCGCACAAATCTGGGGACTAAAAGTCGTTCCTACAACCGCAATTGCCGCAGGTACAGTACTTGTTGGTAAATTCGGTGGTGGCGAAGCAGCTAATGTCGTTATGAGACAAGGTATGGAAGTAGCCGTATCTGACTCACATAGCGATTTCTTTACAAAGAATCAATTAGCAATCAGAGCTACAATGAGAGTCGGTTTCCCTGTTTACAGAGAAGCAGCTTTCCACAAAATCACTAACTTCTAAAGTTAGCTAGATTTATACTTAAGAGCGGGATTAAACCCGCTCTTTTGTTTTTATAAGGTAGAATATAAACATTATGTCAGAATATATTAAACCACAAAAAAGCATTTGGAAAATGAAAGATGGTTCTATTTGGGAAGGTCCTTTATCCGAACTTCCTAAATCTGGAGCTTCTCTCATTGCTAAAGCAGGTAAAGAATATCCTACTGAATGGCTCAAAGAGCAAGGTTGGGGTAAAGTGGAGAAGAAAAAAGAATCTGCTCCTAAGAAAAAATCTGCTAAAAAAGCACCAGAAACCAAAGCTGTTAAACCAGAAGATACAGAAGACAAGTAAGGAGTCCTAAATGGCTCTCTGTAGCGTTAGTGATGTGCAACAGTTTCTTCAAGTTGATTTAAACTCAACTGTTGAAGCATCAGTCACAAATACTTTTATACCTTATGTTGATGCCGCTATTAAGCGTTACTTAGGTCATGATGTCGAACAAGCCACATATACGGAAGTGTTTGACGGCGCAGAACAACAAGATTTATTTCTTAGACATATTCCTATTGCTTCTATAACCACTGTTACTGAAGACAGTAATACATTAGTATCTGGTAATGAAAAAGATTATGTTCATTACGATAACGGTAGATTAAGAAGGATTGTAGTTCGTTGGTCTGGTATAAAACCTAAAAATATTTCAGTTACTTATGTTGGTGGTTATCAATCAGCAGATATTCCAGAACAAATAAAACAAACTTCCGCAAGAGCTTCTGGTAGATTACTTTTAACTTCTTTACAAAATTCGGCTAAAGCTGACACAGGTCAAATCTCAAGTCATTTATCAGATAATACAACACCTACTAATTTTGACATTGCTCTGTCTGAAAGAATTGGAGACTATGATGTAGCTTTTGCAGATGTGGTAGTTCAAAACTTACAACCTGTTTTAACCAATGCAGACATGGCGATATTAAACCCATTTAAAAGCAGATTCTTTGTATAATAGAGTATGGTACATAGAAAAGCCCCTTCCCTTGAGGAAGCAAGGGAGCTCTTTCTAGAAGACCCTAATAAAATGCTCCAAGAATGGGCAGATGAATGGGGGGTCACACATGAAAGAGTTCGTCAATTAAGAATAGAATCCGGCGTACCTCAACGCGGTGCATACAATGAAGAAACTGCTGAAGCAATATTAGAAATTATTAAAACTGGTCGTGGTGGTCTTACTACTCCTAGAACTTATGAAGAACAATCTATTGGGCTAGAAAGATTTAAAACTTGGATGGAAGAAGAAGAAGGATTAGCAGATAAAGTTAATGAAGCTCAAAAAATAGCTGCTAAAAGTTTAAAAGACCCTATTGAAAAAGAATGTAAGTATTGTCGTGAATGGAAACCTGTAGAAGAATATAAAAGAAATCAAAGATATTTAGACGGTCTAACAAGATTTTGTATTGAATGTATAGATATACTTAAACAAAAAAAAGATGATTTAGGTGATGATAAAATGAAGATTTGTTTGTCTTGTAAAAAAGATAAAAAATCCTCACATTTTGCTAAAAACCCAAATTCACCAGATGGGTTAAAGTTATTTTGTAAAGATTGTCACAAAGTTTCTAAAAGAAAAAAAAGACAAAAGAATAGGGTAATAAACAAAGATGCCTAGATATGACTACAAGTGTTTGTCTTGTGATACAAGTTACGAGATAACACATAAAATAACTGAGGAACCAGAAATTATGTGTCCTAAAGATAATGTAATTTGTAAAAGACAAATTGCAAAAAATATCATGTTTGAAACACCTGTTGATGTTGAATGGGAAAAAAACCCAAGTGACCTAACAGAAAAATCTTTTAAACAATTTGAAAAAGCAAAAAAGACAAAATACAGATGGTAAAAGACGAAGGTACTGACGGAATAATAAGTGGTAATAATAAGTATTTTTTTCATTATGAAAGTTATAGCATTATGCCAGACCCAGTACAACCAAAGAACTTTTTGCTTGCAATGTATATACCTATCAGAGATTTAACCTTCGATAGACCAGCACAGAAACAATTACTACCTATACATCCTAACTGCAATATATTAGATTATGATAACAAGGTTGCAAATAATATAATAAAATCTGTTAAACAAGAATACGGGGAAAAAGGAACATTCCATATAAAATCACAAGGAATAAAAATATATTGTAAAGAAGCTGAAATATCAGAATCTCAAAAAAGAGTATCTATAACGATAAACGATAAAGATGTAGAAGGAATTATTGATGGTGCTAATTTATATAATTTACTTAAAGATTTAAGAATAGAAGATATCGCAAAAAACTCTTACATAAAAGTAGAGTGCATTATAGGTCACGATTTATCATTGTCTGATGAATTGGCTAAGACTTTAGATAAAAGACTGTCTATTGATAAAACTTTAGATATTAACAACAAAGAATTAGATTGGTTAACAGAAATAATTGACGATACAGATTATAAAGATGTATTAGATACAGTTGATGTATTAGCAATGATAGACTTGCTAAGAAATAATTATTATGATTCTGAAGTAGATAATCAACCTATATATTCTTACTGGGACAAACAAAAAGTTTTAGAATTGTATAAAGCAAACCCTAAGTCTTTTAAACAATACAGAACAATTGTAAAAGACATACTATATCTATATGACTATATAAATTACAAAACACAAGAAATATGGCCTACTAAAAAAGGTAGCATAGGTAGCTTAGGAATTTCTACTGGTTATAAACAGAAAGGTTACGACTTTCCTATATTAGGAAAAAAAATGGACTATAAACTTCATGATGCAGTTGCTTATATAATCCTTAATGGCTTTCGTTCGTTTGTTATTTTCAACCCAGACGGCACTGCTAGATGGTCTAAAGACTTTTCCAAACTACTATCCTTATATGAAGTAATAGGAATAGAGATAATAAACATTATAAGAGATTACAGTTCTCAAATGGGACATAACCCACACTTGCTAGGAAAAAATAAAATGCTTTACAGCATGGTTTATAAAGAATTTATGATGGGAGACATGCTAAACCAATTTTTATAACATTTTGTTCTAAAATACAAGTATGCCTTTGCGACACAGATTTTTACCAGAAACATGCACTATTCAAAGTGTAAGTGAAACAAACCTTGATGAACGAGGTTTACCCTCAGACGATTGGGCTGATGCTACAATAAATGTCAAATCTAAATTTGAATCGAGAGGTTCTCAAGAAGACAGAGATGGTAGAAATACAACTATAGAAAGTTTTAATGTATATGTAGAAAAAGGCGTATCCGTTGTACCTGGAGATAGGTTAGTTAGAGGTAGCCAATATCATGAAATTCTTATTGTAACTCCTTACTTGGATAGATACGGAGTAGAGTGTTATAAACAACTTCAAACATTAGTTAGGACTTAGTAAATGCTAAGTCGTCTAGATGGTATAACTAGAAAAAACGAAGTTCAAACAGGTAATCGCGACCGTTCTGGTGTATTTCGAGACGCTTTATATTCTTATGGTAAAAGAGCAGGTACTGTTAAAGTTTTACCAGGAGTTAAAAATACAGGCGTCGGAAATTTTTTACAAAATAGTCGAAAAAAAGTTTACCCTGTAGCTAGAAGCTTAGGTAACTTTCAAGCAATTAAAGCAGGAAATTTTCTTGCTGGTTCTATAGGTCGTTTAGGTAGAATTGGTACAGGTGCTATATCTGGTCGATTAATTGACCGTGCAGTTAGACCAATGAATTTATCGCCTTTTTTTGCAAGACAAGCTCGTGTTGCTTTAGGTAAACAGTTATCAAGAGATACAAAACTAGATAGAGCTTTTAAAGATATTGTAGATTTAACAATAACAGGAAAAGTTAGAATTAATCAAAAAGCTGCTAACGATGCAGTAAAAAGAAACACTGAAATACACAAAGAAGCACAATTACTTTTAAATATGATTGATGTAAAACTTCGTGCATATGCTCCAGATGTATCTTCTGGTCAATATATGCTTGGAACAGAAGACAACAGATTTAGTGAAGGCAAAAAAATATTAAATGAATCTGCAATGATGAATGAACAAAAATTTGAAAGAATGGGAATAAAAAACTTCCAAGGGGGAAATCAATTTAAATTTAGAGATATTTTTGGTTTTGAAAGACCTGGAGAAGCTAGAGCTTTTCTTTTATCATCTATAGATAAAGATAATGTATTTAGAAGTAAAAGAGGACAAAATGATTTTTTCTATGGAGAAATAAATGTAGGAGGTTCACCATTGTTTCCATGGATACATGCAGTAGAGTATGGTGGAAAACTACCTTATTACAAAAGAGGTGGGTATAAAAAGCAAGGATATGAAGACCATTTTATGGATGCGAATTTAAGAGCAAATAATTTGGGAGAAGATATAGTTAATCTTAATAAAGGTGAACCAGCGAATAAATATGTTCCGGATTTTAAATATGTACCTCCAACAATGTTTATCTATAGGTCAGCAGCAGATGCCCTTGCTGGGTTTAAGAAAGAAGCAAATCTAAATTATCTAGGAGATATAGATGATGGTTCAACAAGATATTACAAAAAATGGGAAGAAATAGCCAAAGGTAAAATTGGTACAAATGCATTCTTTAAAGATGAAACTTCATTTACAAGACCAACTAATACAAAAGATTTAATTGATACCCAATATAGAATGGACCAAGAATCTTCAAGAAGAGCTAATTTCTGGTCAAGAATGGAAAATAAAATACCTGGACCTAGAGTAGAAATGGGTCATGGTAATTTTTACTCTCAAGAGCTAGCTGCTGCAATAGGACTACAGAGTGTTCCAGAAGAATTTAAATTTAGTTTTAATGTAATGGACATAACAGCCGATGGTGGACAACCTCATAGTTATAAATTTTTATCAGAGTTAGCTAAAACCTATGTAGAAAGTGGTGGAAGTAAAGAAAATATAATTAAAAAATTACAACAAAGATTAGAATATGACACTCATCAAGGTAACTATTTCAAAAAATCTAGACCCAAGGCAATGAAAACAGTTGGGCCAGAAGGTTTAAAAAAGTTCAAAAAAATAACGGGAAAAAGAAACCTTAAAGTTGGAGATACAGTTTTTGCTAATACAGGTCAGAGTAGAAGAGAAGCTGAGCGATTGTACAAATATTTTTCTGCTACTGGTAGTAAAAAAGGTAGTGTTGGAAGGGGTGAACGAGGTGCAAAGTATATTAGAAACATGTACGAATTTGATGTTAGAAGAGAAGGTAAGAAACGAGTAGTTTATAGCCGCCTTAAAAAAGACAAAGGTTCACCTAGAAGAGGTGAAGTAGATAGGTCTGCCTTAAACAATCTTTCTAAAACTTTTTTGAGTGATTTAGAAGTAGATGAGATATACAAGAGAGCAAGTGATTTAGACTTTTAATGATATAATCTAAAACAATGGCTATTAAAAAAGTAGGTGTGCAACCACACCAAAGTATGAACTTTCCGCCAGATGCGGAGATTATATTCAGAGAATGGGCTGTAAACTCTACACCTATAACGGATGTATGCTCAACTAGAGTTGCAACAAGATTACCTCGTAATGCACAACTACCTTTCTTAACATTTTTTAATGCAGGTGGAACTATGCTTTCTCCGGGTGGAGATGCTTCAATAGCAAATACTGTTATTAACTTAAATGCTTTTGCAGGAAGATGGGGTGGAGGAAGTAGTTCTCAACCAGATTATGCAAACGCTTATGCTTTGGCAAATGCTGTCGCTGAAGCAGCTTTTAAAACAGGTAAAACTATCGTACATACCGCATCATCAGAAACAAAAGCTGTTATTTATGGTTTTGACATAGTTCAACTACCAGAGCGAGTAGAAGAGACTGACACAGGATTGGGACTTTATCGACTATCATTAAACATGTATTATAGAGGAATATGATATGAACAAAAAAATAGAAGTAAAAGTTAATCCTTTGTTGCTGGATAAAAGCAGTGTTAGAGATACAGTTTCTGGCATTAAATTTACACACAACAATTGGGTGGAAGTAGATATGGACATCTGGGAGCGCTTAAAAGATGCTAAATATAAACAGGGAAATTCAAGAGTTTCTGTTTTAATTTGCAACGATGAAGAACCAGATAACTCTCCTATAGAGGACGACAAGGAATCTGTAGAAGAGGTAGTGGAAGACTTTTTCATAGCTGAAGAAGAGTAACGACAAAGCTGAAATCGACTTTTAATTAAGTCGGCTGAGCTCAGCTGATTAAGTATAAGATAAGATAATAGGAGACAATATGTCATACAGTACAACAGGTACGATTAGCGAAGTGTTAATCGGAACTGGCGTTCTCTATATCAAAGATGCATCTACTACTAGCTTAGCATTCCCGGGTGACGATACTAATAATTTCGATAACCCTACTGGAATGACTGTGGCTTGGGACCAAGTTGGGTATTCTGAAGATGGCTGGACATTAGAAGTTGATAAAACTTTTGAAGATGTCATGGTTGCAGAAGAATTAGACCCAATTAAAACCCTCAAGTCAGCTCAAGAAGTTAGATTAACAGGTGAATTAGCACAAGCTTCCCTTACCAACTTTCAAGTTGCTATGGGTGGAGGTTCAACTTCTGCCGATGAAATCGGAGCAGGTGCTAGTGGTGCAGCAGGTACCAGTGTAACTGGATATCACACATATAAACCACCTACATCAGATGGCTTTACCGAGTATTCATTAATTTTGCATGCTGACGGTCAAGCTGGTTCTGACAGGCAATTTTGGATGCCAAGAACAGTGAACACAGGTTCATTTTCAATGGCTCACCAAAAAGCTCCTAACAAAGTAACTTTGGCAACAGAGTTTAAATTGTTAGTACCAGAATCTACCGGATTAAATGTCGGTTCTGATTCAGCAGGTAATTATTACTTGTATGTTGTTGTAGAAAATAGAAACGACAGTGACGAATTAGACATTAACTAATTCAACTAATTTAGATAGGAGATATAGTGGAAAAGTTTAAAGACTTTGACGAGGCGATTGAAGCCGACAAAAAAGAAGATGTGCAGCTTAAAGTAGCTGGAAAAGTATATACCTTACCAGCTACTTTACCTGCCAGAACAGTGTTGACTCAAATGAGATACGCTTCAGAAGGCGACCAAATTCCAATGAACATAGTTCCGGAATGGATTGCATCATTAGTTGGTCAAGATAATTATGACCAGATGTTAAATGATGGAATGACTTGGGAGCAGATGAATAATGTACTCTCATACTTACTGGAAGTTTATGGTCTAACCGCCGCAAGCGATGAGACTGTAGGCGAAACAGTTGATACAGAAGAGGATTCTGAAAACCCAAAATAAATTGGACCCTCGATGACATTTTAGATTTGTGGGGTCCTATAGAATCAGATTTTCTTCATTTTTATAATATTGATTCACCATTAGATGTTCGGTGGCACAAATTCATTAGACTTATTGGTTACTTACCACCAGAAAGTTCAGTATTTTTGCGTATCCTTAGTGATAGACAAATAGAATACACTGAAAGCGGTGAAGCAGTAACAAAAGATAAAATTAATAGTAGACAAGCTCGTGAATTACTAAGAAAAGAGAATAAACGAGACAGGAGACCAAGACAGAAAATGTCATTAGAATCATTTTTAGAAGATAATCCAAAACTAGGAGTAGTTAAATAATGGCTTCTAATCGTGCTGGTATAGCACCAATAACAATTGCTTTAAAAGTAGACATGGACAATGCTACTAAGCAAGCTGCTGCTGCCGCAAATGAAACTACTAACACAGTTATAAAAGCTTACAATAAAATAGGTGCTCTTCAAATGGGTGCAATCGGTGGAGTTGTTGGTGCAGTCAGCGGTATTGGTGCAGCATTATTATTCGGTGTAGGCGCAGCATCTAAATTTGAAGATTCATTCGCTGGAATAAGAAAAACAGTAGAAGCTTCAGAAAGTGAATTTAATACTTTAGCAATGTCCATTAGAGACATGGCTTTAGAGCTTCCTGTTGCTACTAGTGAATTAAATGCTATCGGCGAACTTGGTGGTCAGTTAGGTATAGAGTCAAGTGGTCTTCCAGTATTTATAGATACTATAGCAAAACTTGGTGTAGCAACTCGACTTTCATCAGAAACAGCAGCTTTATCACTAGCAAGATTAAAAGAAATTTTCCAACTTCCAGAACAACAAATTGCTAATCTTGGTTCTGCATTAGTTGATTTGGGTAACAACTTCGCAGCACTTGAAGACGAAATACTTTCTACTGCATTAAGACTTGCAGCAGGTGCTAAAGTAGCTGGAGCAACAGCCGCGGATACTTTAGCAATTGCTACTGCGTTACAAGCAGTTGGTGTTCAGTCACAAGCTGGTGGTACAGCTATGGCTCGTGTATTCCAAGCTATGACTACAGCTGTACAAACCGGAGGAACTGCATTAACACAATTCGTTCGTGTTACCGGTTTAACAGAAGAAAGCTTTAAAACTTTAGCAACTCAAGACCCAGCTCAAGTACTTGCATTATTCTTAGATGGTATATCAAGAATAGCAAACGAAGGTGGAAACTATATAAAGGTACTTGAAGACCTTAACTTAAAACAACAAAGAACAATTCGAGCAGTATTAGCTCTAGCAGAAGCAGATGGATTATTAGAAGATGCACTTATTAAGTCAAATGTTGCTTATGATATCAACAATGCACTTACAGAAGAAGCAAATAAAAGATTCGAGACTTTAAGGTCAAGAAACAAATTACTTAAAAACTCTTTCCAAGAATTAAGAATAGAAGTAGGAACAGCTTTCTTGCCAGCTATGAAAACTCTTTCCGATACCATGACTACTTTGTTGCAAGCTTTTAGAGATAACGAAGCTGAGATGGGTAAATTTGGAAATTTGGCAGGAGCAATTATAGGAACATTTACTATTCTTGGTATAGGAATGGGTGCTATAGTTGGTCAATTCTTCTCAATTAGAGCACAAGCAGATTTTGCTGGTTTGTCTCTTAAACAGTTTAAATCTGAAGTTTTACAGATGAATGCTGCTATTAAAGCAGGAAATGCCAGTATGTTACAAAATAATGCAGTTGTTTCACAAACTACAGCAAAATATATTGGATTAGGAGCTGCAATTAAAGGTGCTATGGGAGTACTCATGCCAGTACTTACAGCCCTTTCAATTGCTTTTATGGCTAATTCTGTTGCAAATGAAAGAGCTAGAAAAACTACAAATACATACTTGGATGCAGTATCTAGGACTATACCTCTACTTCAAAAAATAAGAGAAGAAGAAAAACTTTTAAATGATTTAAGAAATGAAGGAGCTACGGATAGAGCATTAGATTTTCAAAATAAAACTATAGCAGCTATGCAAGAAGAGTTAGCTACCTTACAAGCAGCTGAAGCTCAGTTATTTTTAAATATTCCTAAAATGATGGATAATCTTAGTCAAGAACAAGTATCAACCGTGAATGATTTATTTAAAAACATTAATGCTGGTGTGAGTGAAATGACTAATGATATGAAGTTACTTGAAGAAGCATCTGGAGTAAATATATTTCAACCACTAGAAAAAGATACAGAAGCATTTCAAGAACTAGCAAAAACACTAAGCGTTTCAACCGAAGATTTAAGAGAAATAATGAGTGGAGATATTTCTAATCTATTTAGAGTTATTATGGGAGAAATAACTGCTGGAGCTAGTCCTCAAGAAATATCTCAAGCCCTAGATAATTTTTATATGCAATTAGCTGGTGCTACAGAATTTAGTTTAATAGATTCAATATTTCCAGAAGGAGCAGCAAATGAAGATACACAAAAAGCAGCAAGAAGAATCCAAGAATATATTAGCGTAGTTTCTCCAATAATATCTAATAGATTATCTGGGTTAGAAGGTGCAGAATTAGAATTAATTTCTGAAGGTGCTTTAGAACAATTAGAAAGATATAACGCTGTAGCTAAAGAAACAAGCGGAATTGATGAAGTAACTATGTTCTCATTTAAAAACAGTGCTGAAGTAAGGGCAAAAGTTTATCAAGTACTTCAAGGAGATATAGAAGGAGCGCAAGACCAACAAGCTGTATTTAATGAAAAAATAAACGACATGCTTACTTTATTGTCAGATGCTTTAGACAAATCTTTTACTCTAGAAAATGCTTTTAACAAAATAGGACAAATAGAATTTTTTGATACAAGTGAGATACAAGATAATATAAATAGAGGAAAAAACTTAAAAAACTTTTTAGATTTAGCTGTTTCTGATTTAATAGAACAAGGTTTTGGAGGAATAGCAATACAAGCTGCTGAAGCAGGATTAGAAGTAGAAAACCTATCTCAATTGTTTGCTATGGTAACAGGACAAATAGGACAAGCTGACTTAGAAGCATTTAACGAAAGCATAATTGATGGTAAAGATGAATATGCTAGTTTTCAAGATATGACAGAGGAAGTCAAAAAAGGTTTATTAGAAAGTTTAAATATAAATGTAGATATTTTGAGTGTAGAAGAAAGAAGAACTGCTGTAGCAGAATTACAAAAAAATATAGAAGAAGATACAGCAGTTATTACTAAAGGTGTTTTAAGTGTAGTTAAAGAATTAATATCTATGAAAAGAGCTGAAGTTGATGATGCAGAAAAAATTGCTAGTCTTCAAAAAGAAATTTTAGATTATAACAAAGACTTGGTCTTCGACACAATGACTATAACTCAAGCTCAAAGAGACCAATTAGAAATTGCTAATGCAAAACGAGAAGTTGAACAAGCAATTTCAGATTTTGGAGCTGAAGGTGTTGTAACAGATAAAGAAGCATTACAGATTGCTCAAATGGCTTTAAACCTAGAACAAATGAGAGAAAAAATATCTGCTGTAAGAACGGCTCGTGAAAGAAAATCAATTAGAGATAAACAAAAAGAAGTTAAATTTCTAGAACTAGCAGTAGAGCAAGGAGTTGCTGAAAACTTAGACTTAGACGCAGCAAGAGAAGAACTTGAAGAAATGCAAAATCCTCTTTCTCAAGCTGAAAAAGACATATTAGAATTACAAATTAAATTAGCAGAAGCAGAAGAGAAAACCCTTAAAGAAAGAAGTAAGACTGTTTCTCCAGAGATAATTTCCGCTATAGAAAGATACAACACTGCTAGTAATATTTCAAAAGAAAGAGCAGACGAGCTTGCTGGCAAAATGAGAGATTTAGCAAGAGCGCAAGAAGATTCAAATATTCAAATGTTAGAAAATGAAGAAAGACTTAGAGAAATTAAACTAGAATATCCGGGACTTATTGATATGGCTTCAGAAATAGCAGGATTAATTGGTGTACCAGCTTCATTCTTACAGGAAGCTCTTCAAAGCTATAGTGATTCATATGATGGATTTGTTGAGATTACGCAAAAAATAGCAAATATAACAGGTAATGGTACATACGATTATGGTGAACCAGATGATGGACAAAACCCAGATGACCCTGTGTCTACTGGAGGTGCTGGTATTTATAACCCAGGAGATAGTATAAATATTCCTGGAATGATATTAGGACCAAATGGTAGAAGCTCAATTTCTACAAACAGATTCGGTTTACCTCCACAAGATTCATTATTGAATAGTTCTACCTATAAAGATTTGAGCAGAAGAGCTCAAGCTTTGCGTTTCTTAGAACATTTAAACATGAGTGCTTTTATGAGTAATGCTTATGGGGGTAGTGTTCCTATAGGTAGAGCTTCTATTGTAGGAGAAATGGGACCAGAAGTTATTATGTCAACACCTAGTGGTACATCAGTCTTTGCAAATAAAACAGGAGGTGGCTATGGAGGTGTTACAGTAGAGAATATGAATGTAAATATTACAGGACTTCCAGCAGACCCAATAAGCGCAAGAAAAGCTGCTATCAATATTAGAAAAGAACTTACTAAGTTAGAAAACGAAGGTAGTGCAGGAACAGGATTGAGAAACAGATAATGTTCGCAAAAATAAAAGATAATCTAGGTTTGATAGCAACTGCTATTGCTCTTATGGGAACAATAGGAACAGGTTTATCAACTGCTGGTGAAATAGTAAACACTCTTCAAGGCATTGATGACAGAATGAATCAAGTTGAAGTAGATTTTGAAATGCTAAAAGAAAGCACATTCGTACAAGGCGATATAGCTGTACTGTTTGAAAAAGTTCAGAAACTAGAAATAGCTAATGATACTAACCAATATGTCCAAATTGAAAAATGGGAATGGGACGATATCAAAATACAAATTACTCGTCTTGAAACACAACTTGTAGACCAAGACCAAGACTTAAATGTAGTTAGAGAAATACAAACTAGACTTGCGTGGATAGAAGCGAACTGTTGTAGATAATGCATAAGGGACTAACACGTGACTAAGAAACTATCAAGTTGGCAAAAATTAAAAACTATTTTTTGGCGTATGGTTGCGACTTTTGCAGCTAATGGATTAGCAGTTGTAGGTGCTGGTAGCATCATTGGTATAGAAATACTCGATGCCATAATCTTGGCTGGTACACTAGGTGTAGTTAAGGTTGCAGAAGACCTAGCAAGAGCTTTTCTTGATGACGGTGTTCTAACACTTGATGAAATTAATCAAGCCTTTTCAAAGATAGATAGGACAAAAAAGTAAATGTGTTTTATAGATAAAAAAAATGATGATTCCTTCGTACAAATTTGTAACTCTAAGTACGGTAGTGAATACTGTGAGGCAAAAAACTAATGACTAATCACCCTAACAGTAGTAATAATAATGGTTTTACACAGAAGGAAATGTTAATAATGATTTTAGATGGTCAGGATAAAATAAACGAACGAATAGATAGTCTTCACGAAAAAGTTAATCAAAAAATTTCAAGAGCAGAATTGAGTGGTTGGGTAGTAGCAGTAGCTTCTCTAGCCGTTGTCGTACAAGCTTTAATGTAATGTATAGCTTAGAATACGAAGGGATGATATTTGCAATTGGTGCAGCTTTCATGGTCTTAATAAATCTATTAGTACAGATGAGTGCAAAGATTAAGTTAAGTAAAAAAACCTTAAAGATTCAAGAACTAGAAGAAGCTTTAGTTAGTTTACAACACGAATTAGATTTAGAGCATGATGAAAAAATACAATTACTCGTCATCAATGCAGGTTTAAAAGCTAAAAGTCAAAATAAATGACTGAATGGATATATATAATATTTTGTATTGGGTTACTTTATGTAGCCTCTTTTATTGGTTCTCAAAGGAGTTAAGTGATTGACAACAAACAGACAGACAATATGGTCTACTGTGAATCTGATGGTTGTAGTGACTACTTTTATCAAATGGGAGAACATAACATCTGTCCAAGATGTAGATTGAAATGAACCCTCTTTGTCCAATATGTAACTCGACATTGTTCGAGAGACACGCAGGACTCTACTGTTATAACGACAAATGTCCACAGTTTAGTCAAAAGGTAGTTGCTTGTTGTGAGGGTGGAGCCTGCTAATAGGCTTACCTTATCCATATATACATAACCTTAAACAAATCTATTAAGTCTTAAAAGGTTTATTAAGAAAACTAAATGCGGATTGATATGATGTCTAATTTAGAGAAGGGGTA